GCCCCTCTAACCCCTTTCAGCTATCTAACCAGTTACAACCCCCTGAAGAGGCGTACAGAGCCTTCTGGAGGTCTTCTAGCGATGTGGCGTATCCAATGGCATCAATTGAGAGTCCTCCATCACCCTGGATGAACTTACGCTCTAGCTCCCACTGCTCTCTGAGGCGGGTATCAATGGCCTTTTGTTCCGTAAGAGCCATGGACTCTGTAAAGTACTGAACCGCCATTGCAAGAGCGTCTAGTCGGTCGTCATGTCTGAGGCTGTTTTTCTCTTTGGTAATCCGAGTGAGCTGAAAGAAGAGCTGGTATTGGCTACGAGTTTCGCTTGGGTAGCTTTCCGTGGAGGAGAGGTCATGAAGGATTACGTCCGTATCGACCATGAGCCGGTGTTGGTTAAGGACAGGCTCAAGGGTGTCGATGATGCGGAGTTCCTTTTGCTTTGTGTGTCGGACCTCTTCAACGCTGCAGGGGTAGATCGTGCCGAGGTAGCGCTTGAGAAGCTCAGAGAACATCCCGAGGCCGAGGTTGCTTTCAACCAATATTTGCTTGACTTTGTACTCCTTAGCGATGAGAGCAAGCTTCTTGAGGTTCGGTTCGCTGTAACCACCCCTAAGACCACCGCTAGCAAGAAGGAAAAGGTTTCCGTTCAGATATGCAACTACCGCATAGCCAAGCTCATCACTGCCGCGTCCAGAGGGGTCAACGGACATGACAACCCCGGTGTACTCAAGAAACTCATCCCCTATTTGGGCAGGTTTGTAGAAAAGATCACCATGAAGGCCAACAGAAGGCAGGTCTAGGGCTTTATCGCCATTAGCCATCCACACGACCTTGTTAGGGCCTTGCTCACGGTTTAGACGGAACACACAGAGGTCTCTGAGCTTGAGAGGAAACCGTTCCTCATCACTCAGCGAAATATCCAGCAGGAACTGCAGGTTGAACGTTGAACGACCAATGGAGAGTTGTCTGGCTTCCAGTTCGTTCCAATCAAAACGCTTAGGGTCTACGGGATGGCCTGCTAAACCAGGGTCATCCGCAAGGTCGGCTTTGATCCTGGGGGCCAGGCGGTCACCGTAGTAGTCCTTGAATTTCTTATTAGTTGGATACAGCGCAGGCCAAATTCTGACCTCATAGCCAGAGACTTCAAGCTTTGCGTAAACACTGTCTTGGGTGTGAGGAGTACCAAGAAACACGATCTCCCCACCCGGCTTGATCACCGAGTCAAACTCTTTAATGGACTCACGAAGCTTGTCTCGGATGAGTTGGGTTTCACAGGACTGGGGTGTCTCCACGTCGTCTGCAACGATGAGGTCAGCACGAGAGCCAGTAATTTGCCCAAAGATGCCGCTTGAACGCACAGAGGGAGATTGATCTGGTTTTGCCCCGTAAACGTCAAAAGCAACTTTTGAGAACCGTTGGGTATCGCTAGGGAAAAGGTCCTTGACCATGAACCAGTTACGGAGGAGGTCATGACAAAAGACGGAGAACGCATCCGCACGGTCTTGAGCTGCAGAGATAACGAGAACCTTACAGTCTGGATCTCTACGCAGTCGCCACAGCACATAACCAGCCGTCAGGAAGCTTTTACCGCAGCCCCTGTACGCCATGATGATGCGCCGACTAGGACCTTCCTGTAGGTAGTCAGCAACTTGGTATTGAACTGGTGTAGGGCTAGGAAGCCGTAGGTAATGCCAAAGGTGAGTAGCAAATACAGGAAAACTAGCTACAGCATCCGCAATAATTTGCTCAGTTTGCTTTGAAGTCCTTGGCATTGTCGTGAGCCCACTTAAAAACTTGGCTCAGGTTATTCTGCAGGATCAGATTCATTTGAATGAAGTGCAGCAGGTACTTCTCCAAATCTTTACGGTCTGCGTTTGGGATATCCCGTTTCATTCGCTCCACCCGTAGCTGTTGCTCTATGGAGAGATTGAGATTGGGCATAGGAGGTAGTTCGTCCATTGCTCAATTTGCGTAGCTCGCTCCTCACAATAGTCAGGGGTGCTTTGAAACCACGTTTTCCAATGAAAGCTTCCCTTTTCGTGGTTACAACGCTTACAAGCTGGAACGATGTTGGTTGCCAAATCCTCACCACCTTTAGTTTTGGGGTGGACGTGATCAAGAGTTAATTCAGAGCTTTTGACACCGCAGTAGGCGCATTTACAGCCAAAAGCCTCTTTAATTGATTGTCTCCACTGTTTAACCGCTTCACGACGCTGAAGGGCTTGAAGGTTCGCCATAGCAGCCTCAGGGGTCATATAGACAAAGCCCCCGGCAGGCGAGCGAATCACCATACCGAGGGCCCTGTTTTGTACATATAGGAAGGGTTAGTTCCTAAGCACTAATATAAGACCTAACTTTCTTCAAATCGACTTCTGGCAGTGCAGAAATCATTTCAGAAATAGCAGACACATCACCACCGTTAAGGGCAGTAATGCCTTGGTCTTTCAGGAATTTAATTGCGTTGGCAAGGTCAGATGCTTTCACATCATCACGATTCAACTGATCAATAAGTTTGGTGGCTACCAGGCGATGAAGAGAATAAAGATCATCTTCTGAAGCCAGACCTTCAGTCTTATTTAGAGACTTTTTTGGAGCGGCTGCCATAGATCACACGGAAGAGTTTCAACCCCAATTGTACGAGGCTGTTTTCTTTCAAACGAGAAACACCAATAATTTCAGAAGCTGCAAAAGCACTAAGCCACAACGCAGCTTGCACAGAAGGATCAGAGAGGTCCATGGTAATTAGGACGGTTTCTTGATCAAGATAGCCCAACCTGAGCTAGGACCCTCAACAAGCCACCGTTTATTCCAGTTCTTTTTGGAATACGCCACTCCTTGTCCTTTGGTGTGATTGACGTAACCCCCTCGGACCATATCAGCTTCACCATTGGGATCATGGTGGATCCAAGCACCCTCTGTGTAACCAATTACAACGGAATAGTGCCCAGAGCCACTAGGAGACGCTACAGGGCCTTTGTGTAGCCAACCGACTACAACAGGCCGACCAGCGTCTATCTCCGCTCTGAGAAGCTCTGGAGTGCCGTTCTGGATGAATTTAGCGTCCAGTCCAAGGTGCTTTAGGGTCTTGAGTTGTGCATCAGCGCTAGTTGAGTCCCCATAACGGCTACGAATTTTGTTGTATTCGTTATCGGTTTTTACCTTGCCGTAATAATCAGCCACCATGGCACAACTAGAGCTGAAACACTCCCGATATCCCGTAGGTCCATTGTCTAGCTGGTACTCGTAAGGTACCTTTAGCAACTTTCCCGTTTGCTGTACCTCCGGGGTTGCTACTTGACGACTAATTATTGATACAAGTTTGTTGACGTAGTTAGGGTCAGTTGCATAACCCTGAGTTACCAATTGTTTTGCTGCTTCTGTGGCACTTTTTGCGTTATTAACACCGGAATACTGTTTGTAGTCTTTGTACCACCGATCAACGAGGTATTCAACGCACTCTTTAAGAGAAGAGAAATTAAGAAACCCGTCCCGAATAGAAATAGGTACTCCATTGACAAACTCCGTTGTTGTAGTTGTCGTACCTTTACCTTTTAGACCGAAATAATTATGCGTACCAGAAGTATTTCTACCCCAATTACTTTCTAATGCCCATTGAGCAGCTACTAATTCTGGATACTTGGCTCCAGCTTCACGAGCAAGCTCTACTACACCATCCCACGAGCCGTTACTTGGGATTTGGTTTTTGGGACCTGACCGCCATAAATCAGAAAACTTTGCCAGGATCCCAGGAGCAAGATGCTCTTCCAGAAAATCCAAAGCAAAGTTTTGATGTTCTTGATTGTTGTAGTACTTAGCTACGTCACGAAGAGAGATGTCGGCCATTGAGAAGAATCCGGTCGAGTTTCTCGTCGATGTGTTGGATCTGTTTGTCGATCCTGTCCATCATCGGCATGAGCTCGTCCTTTCTAACAAACTCTTTGTGAATCGTCATCTCTACACGGTCAATTCGTGTGTCGATCTCACCAAGTCTTTTACTAGACCAAGCAAACACACTACCTCCAAGACCAGCAAGACCTAGGGCAAGGGAAAGGACGAAAGAAGGTTCCATTAGGCCATACCGCTAAAGCCTTTCTTCATCTTGTAAGCCAAACGAACAGCCTTTACATCAATCGACCCAGGCCGATATTGATGACCAGGAGGGAGGGGTTTGGTTTCTTGAATGGAGGGAAGCGTCGGACCACCACCGCTGGGTTTTTGACCTTCACGCTTGATTTCAAATGACGGCATGACTATTTACCTTTGGGAACGCAGTTAGGAACAGGACGACCGCCTTTATTCTTCATACCAACCATTTCGTAACCCTTCCAACAGGGTCCCTTTTTCTTGTCAGCCATCAGTCTTCTCCACGAAGTTTGGTGTTGTACTTACGGCCACGCCAAGAGAAGTCTTGACGACCAGCTTGGCGAGCAGCAGCAAAGGCGTCATCAAACGAACCTTTATCAGCTTTCAGTTGCTGATTACGAAGTTCCATTTGACGTTTAGCTTTGGCTTCGTTGTAATACTCCTGCTTCATTTGAGGAGTCAGTCCAGGAGCCTTTGCAGCACCCGCCTGAAGGCCCTCATAAGCCGCCATAAGGTGCGGTACAACCATTGAAAGGCGAGAAAGCATACCGCCACCAGAAGCCCCTGCAGCGGTCCTAGCGGCCCCTGAGGTAGTTACAGTGCCAGGCATATTTGCCCGAGGCAACCGAGCCGTTTGCATGGGCCGCTCACGACCGCTAGGGGTCGGAAGATTACGACCTCGTTGAGTGGCTCCTTGACCTTCAGGAGCGTAGCGACCCGCGTTACTACGAGTCTGTCCGCCACGTTTAATGGGCATAACAGTTACTTGGTTTTATAACCTTTTTTCATCTTGCCACCCTTTTGAATTTGTGGCTTACCTGCAGCTTTAGCTTCTTTAGACCAACGTTTAGCAATCTCAGGATGTTGAGAATACATATAACGCATTTGCTTTTCAGAACTAAACGGCATAAGAAAACAAAACTCTTTTCAAACGTTAACAACAAAACAGCCCCAGGATTACTCCAAGGGCTGCAAATAGAATTTAAAGTTTTTTAGGTTTTTAGCGGCCTTGACCCCGATATGCTTTTTGACCTTTTTTAGGTTTGCTGTTTTTGCTAGAACCTTGGGTCGTTTGCTTGGGTTTAGCAGGAAGACGGATTGGTTTACCGCTAAGCGTTTTCTTAATCGCCATTATTTACCTCATCCGCCGGCAGCGGGGTGTTGCCTTCCTCCAGCCAGCGCAGGTACGCTTGGTAGTCGGTGTTGGCGGGGTCGAAGGGGATGCAAGCGTTATCCGACAAGCGCCGAACGCAATTAGCAATGGTGCCGTCGATGTTCAGAATTTGCTGATACATGGCTGTCATCAGAGTTCAGCGGACATAGCAAGACTAAATTGGTTCCCGCTAACTCCCGCATCGAGCCAACATGCGGTGTTATTTACTCCTGTGTTGGAAACGTTCATTGCAATGCCATCGCCACCGCCGCTACCTGCATTGCTGAAATCTGCCGGGGTTCTAGTGGAGCTGGTGGTCGGAAAATTGACGTTGAAATTTCCTGTAGTTGAGCCGTTCCCGTAAGCGGTTGTCGTGGGTGTTGCCCGCATTTTTACGGGAAACACAAATCCAAACAGGGCAACACCGGTGCTTTGAGTTGTTCCCATAATACGCCCAGAAAAACCGCCGTGGCTGATGCCGAAGGTTTGGTAGTACCTCTGACACAACGCCAGCTCCTGCCCATAACTACGCCGCTCAAACGGTGTGGCGACGGAGCCGGCTTCCAGTTGCACGCCGGTGATGTAGAACGTGGCGTTTACATTCTCCTTCCAGCGAACAACACCGGCAGTTGTTGAGGAGTATTTGAGCCCAGCGGTCCAAGCATTAGGCGCCGCAGTAAAACTAGATCCTTTTGTGCCTAAATCAAATTTAACCCTAATTCCAACTCCATTTGTTGTATCAAAATAATAAGACCCTGACGTTTCACCTGGAATGGTTACAGTTTTGTATTCCCAAGTATTTGCGGAATTTATTGAGTATTGAAACACATAGCCAACTTGGTTTCCACTAGAACCTCCTCCCGTTATTCCACCGCAGTACGTCCCAGCTATGCTTGATCTAACCCAAAAAGATAACGTAAATGCTTTTGCGCCTGCTGTCCCAAAATACAAATCTGATATATTATATCCTTCAATAAATTGCCCAATGTATGCCTGGCAATCAGTTGTATCGGCAGTGGTAACAGTTGCCTTTAAGCTATTTGTAAATCCCGTTGGCGCAACTGTATCTCTCTGGAACGTCAATGTCCCCGTAGCGCCACCTTGCAACATACATAAATATCTATCCAAAGTGTTATCAGAGTTGTTAGTAAATGAAATACTTGCGCCAGATCTGCGCTGGTCGATCCGCATGTCGCCGTTGATGATGCGGTTCCTGCCACTCAAACTTCCCTCAGTGGGATAGCTGAGGCCGTTGAGCGTGGCGCGGCTGTTGGCGTCCAGCACGATGGCCGGCGATGCTGCAGA